GTAATAAACTAGTCTAGTGGCCATGCCAACTTCTCCTATAATCTATTTCGTATAGATTTTGTACTCTTGCTATTTGTTCATCGGTTATTTCAGTTTCTAAATGAGACTTGTTTTTATGTATATTCAAGACTTGATCATGTGATATATCTGATTTAGTTTCTGTAGAAGAATTGTTCCATAGTGTATCTAATAATGTTATCGTATCTTTGATGTTATACACTCTATCATAGTCTTCTGGGTAACCCATGAAATAACTCTGAGACATATAATGTGGTTCGTAGTTATACTCACCTGTCTCTAATTGTGTTATTGTTTCATCAATGGTCATCTCTGTACCATGATGCACTCGTAAAAACTTATATGCTGATAGAAATCTTTCTACCGGGTCTCGTTTTATAGCATATCTTGTAGACCCTTTTCTAAAAGGTGGATTTATTCTATCACATCTTTCTCTTACTAAAGATACTCTCCACATTGCAGTCTCTTCGCCCATGTTTAATAAGTGTGCAACATGTTTGATAGTAGACAATGCATTCTTTGGACATATTCTAACGTCTATGTTATTGTAAAGATGATTGATACCACCAGTAAAATAGTAAACGTTATTATCGGGTGAGATAGTCTTAGTAATTTGGGACATAATCGTCTTCTGCTTTACCCTGCTCTATGATATATTTTTTATACATCGACTCATATGATTTCTTTTTACTATCTTTACCTGGTAGTGTCTCTATGATGTATGGCAGATCATGTTTAGCATCTGCATATGCAAAGTCTGAACCTGCTTGATAAGTTCTAACTTCACAAAACTCGCGGTCAATCATGCGGACTAGATGTTTGTGTCTTTCACATATTGCATCTTGTTTTAATTCACTTGGTAAGTAAAGATGTACTTGTCGCATTATACTTTTCTGTAACCTTCATTCCAAACTTCAAATTCTGAATATCCACCAATGTTCTCTCCGTGAACTTTGATCTGCGGAAAAGTTCTTGCACCAGGGAACTTCTCAAAGAGTTCTTCTCTAGTAAAGTCTTCATCTAGCATGAAGTATTTGAATTCTAGTCCTTCTCTAGTTGCTAATGCTTTTGCTTTATCGCAATAAGGACAATGTGTTTTGCCGTATATTTCTATCATTTCAACTCCTGTTGTATAAATTTACCGATTGTATCGATATCTTGTTCACTCAGCATACCTGCCTGTGCCCACATTGTAGAGGACATATTTCCAATTGTCTCTCTGTTTTTATATGCAATCAATCGACCACTTATATAATCTGCTGATTGCCCTGCAAGTTTAGGAAATGCTCCCATACCTTGACCTTCTTGACCATGACATGCCGCACACCCTGACCATAATCCTCTAATTTGACTAAACTCGTCTACACTTGCTAGTTCTCTTTTCTTTTGTTCGATCTGTGCTGGTGTGCCATTCTCTTCTACGTATTTGACATAACAATCGCCTGTACAACTATGTGCACTTGAATACCCTTTGTATTCTAGATTATTGTATGCTACTGATATGGTTCCATACATGAAACCACATATGCCGATGATTAAATAAAATGCTTCGTTTCTCATATGATATAGTCCTGTCTTCCTTTCTTAGCAGTATATATCTTGCCAGTATTACGTCCATAATACTTGTTCTTCGATATGCCTTTTGTTCCTTCGAGATTCTTTGCTAGTAGTAAATAGATGCACACCATCGTTGATAGTATGATAAATGATATTAATATTTCTGTCATAATTTAAAGTCGTTAAAGGTGTCGTCATTGACATCTTGTTTTATACCACCAATGACATAAGATTCTATCTCTGTCTCTTGTGGTGCGTTTTGTAATCCACGACTGTTGAACCAATGTTTTGTCCATGGTAATGGGTTGTTTGCACTAGATATGTCGTAGATTGGATTTAGACCAATTGCTCTCAGTCTTTTGTTTGCTATGTATTCTACATATTTGCCAAGAAGTGGTATTGATAGACCAATCATTGATCCATCTTTAAATAGATATTCTGCCCATTCTTTCTCTTGTTCTACTGCATCTTCATACATCTTGTATACTTCTTGTTCACAATCTTTCATAACTTTGTTCATGATTTTGTCGTTCTCATGATTCTTGTAACACTTAAGTATATGTTGTGAAACTGCCAAGTGTTGTGCTTCGTCTCTTGCTATGAACGATATGATCTTTGCTGATCCTTCCATAACTTTGAGTTCACCAAATGCAAAACTACAAGCAAACGATACAAAGAATCTGATACCTTCTAAAATGTTTACAGATATAAGTGCCAGATATAATGCTTTGTATAGTTCATAATCATCGACTTTGAGTCCTAACAATCGTCTACGACCTAGTTCTATGAAATGATCGTATTTTTCTGTAACCATCTCTGCTCTCTTTACAATCTCTGGTTGATCAATAATAGTATCAAAGATATCACTTGGATCTGCATAGATGTTCTTGATGATATGTGTATATGATCTACTATGAATTGTCTCCATAAAGTCCCATGTAATAATACAAGATTCAAGTTCAGGAAGGGTCACGAAAGGTAAAAATGCTATGCTTGGTGCCCTACCCTGAACTGAGTCTAAAAGTGTTTGATATCTGAGATTAGATGTAAAGATATGTTTCTGTGCATCAGTTAATGTCTGATAGTCTGCTCTATCTTTCTGTAATGAAACTTCTTCTGGTCTCCAGAAGAATCCTAATTGTGTTTGTGTAAGTTTGTCAAAGATTGGATATTTAAACTCATCGAATCTTTGTGTATTAAGTTCATCGCCAAAGAATGGTTTGCCCTTTGTGAAATCTATTTTGTTTTTGTTAAATACTGTCATTTGTCTGCCTTTACTATATTGTCGTAATTATTCACTAAGTCTCTATACGCCTCTTTGTGTTCATCAAGCATCTTGATATCGTCCCATGCTTTAACGAACTTAAGAAATCCTGGTGTAGCAGGATCATTCTTAGGGTCAAATCTGTCTACTCTACCATCTAGTTCTAGATTGGACATCTTATATGCGGCAGGTTTCTCTAATTTTTTTAGTATCTTGCCGTCAGAATCTTTTGCGGTTTCATTATCGTCCATCCAAAAGTTATCTAGTCTGCACATTTCTGTTCTGAGATTATAGAAATGTAAAAATATATGGTAACTGTAGTCACCTAGTAAATAATCTCTCCAATGTGGTGCATTTGGACCCTGGTACAATAATAGATCGCCAGGTTCTAGCATCACTTGAGTACAATTATTACTCTTTCTTTGTCTGTTTGGTATTTTTTGAGTGATTGCTTGTACTTCATCACCTTGCCAACCAGCATAGTTATTATCTCCTCGAATCCATATTGGCCAAGGACGTTGATCATCTGTCTTATATTCAAGGCAAAGTGTTGCAGATACTTCACATGATGGTCTATCAACATGTGATGCCAAATAGGCGCCTCTGTCATATTTTCTAGAATATGAGTACGTTTGCCTTAGAGGTAAGTCTATATAGTGTTCTAATTGTTTCCAGACATATTGATGTAATGCTATGCCCCATGGAGTACAATAACCACCATCTGATTTACCAATAGAACTTTTAGGATTCTTGAATGTAATATCATTCTCTTCTCTGTGCATTGATTCTAGATAACCTGGTGTTTTTTCGGCCGCTTTCCAATTGTCAATAGTAATATCAATGATGTCTTGTGGTATGATACCTCTGATAACAGTGTATCGTTTCTTCATGAAGTCCCATGTATGCTGATTAGTAGAACCTATAGCAGGTTTTCTATCTTCATCATCTCTAATGAAAGAATTGTTATCTCTTTCTGGTTCGTTATATGTTAATATTTTTATTGTTCTATCATCAAATGGCACAGGCATCGCAATCTTCCTCATCATTATTTGGACTATCAATCATTGGTGGTACGTAATCGTTCATAGCAGATGCTGGATCAGAAATTACATCTTCAGTTTTACCGTCCATAGTATTCTGATAGTAACTAGTTTTCCACCCGTACTTATATGTAGTGAGCAAATCTCTCGCCATAACAGAAACAGGAACTTCATTGTTTTCAAAGTTTTCTGGATTGTATGACCAGTTGCCACTTATTGCTTGATCAAAAAACTTTTGCATCACTGAAACTACATTGATATATCCTGTGTTGTCAGGCATGTCCCATAGTAAAGTGTATGCTGTTTTAAGATGTGATATTTGTGGTACAATCTGCTTCAGTGTACCTTTCTTACTCTTTTTGACTGACAAGTAATCTCTAGGTGGTTCTATACCATTTGTAGCATTTGATACTACACTAGATGATTCACTTGGCATTTGAGCAGTGAGAGTTGAATGTCTTAGACCATGAACATTTATACATGTTCTTAGTTTTTCCCAATCACATGTTAATTTATTTGGTACCAGTTCATCGACTTCTTTCTTGTAAGTGTCAATGGGTAATATACCATCTGCATATTTTGTTCTGCTGAACCAATCACATGGACCCTTCTCTGATGCTAATTGATTCGATGCTGTTAATAGATTATACTGAAATTTTTCTGTAAGATCATGGACAAGTTGCCATGCTTTAGGGTCATCATATTTGACTTTGTTCTTTGCAAGATAGTGTGCAAGTCCAATATACCCTATACCAAGACTTCTTCTAGCAACCGTCGAACGTTTAGCGGCCTCTACTGGATATTCTTGATAGTCTATCAATTCATCTAGACCTCTTACTGCAAGATCACACATCTCATGTAGTTCTTCTTCTTTAACTATACCAACATTGATTGCTGATAAAATACAAAGGGCGATCTCACCATCGCCATCAATATGATCTATTGGATCAGTAGGTAATGTTATCTCTTGACATAGATTACTCATGTTCACTTTGTCTTTAAATGAACTATGAGTATTACTATGGTCAATATTCATGATATAGATTCTGCCAGTCTCCGCTCTTTCTTTTAACATGTCTGTAAATAATTCTCTTGCACCAATTTTTCTTTTTGGTACTGATGTTGCTCTTTCATACTTCTCGTACATCTCATCAAACTCTGGTGTACCAAATGCTTCATATAATCCAGGGACATCATGAGGTGAGAATAATGTTATCTCACCATTTGATAGAAATCTTTCATAGAATAGTTTTGATAACTGTATACTATAATCTAGTTTTCTAACTCTGTTATCTTCGGTGCCTTTATTGTTCTTGAGTACGATAATATCTTCGATCTCTTGATGCCAGATCGGAAAGTGGACTGTAGCAGATCCGCCCCTAACTCCGTTTTGAGTACAACATCTAACAGTAGATTCGAACTTCTTAAGGAATGGTATAACTCCTGTGTGTTGGACTTCGCCACCTCTAATTCTGCTACCAATACCTCGTATTCGTCCTGCGTTGATTCCGATTCCTGCTCTTTGGGCAACATATCGACCGATGGCCATGTCTGAACTGAAAATAGAGGGCAAAGAGTCGCCTGAGTCGACAAGTACACATGATGCGAACTGTCTAAGTGGTGTTCTAACACCTGCCATGATGGGTGTTGGTATATTAATTTTGAATGTTGAGATTGCATCGTAGTATCGTTTAACGTAGTCAATTCTTTGTTCTCCATAATTTTTAAATAATGTCATAGCAATTAGCATGTACATAAACTGTGGTGTTTCGTATATATCACCTGATGATCTGTCTTGTACTAGATATTTGTCTACGACCTGTTGTAGTCCTGCGTATGTAAATTCAAAGTCTCTTGAATGTCTTAGGTATGAGTTGAGTTTTTTAAATTCTTTTTTGTTGTAATGATTTAGAATGTCTGCATCATATACACCCTTGTCTATGTTTCGATCTACAAGTTCTCGTAGATCAGGATAGATTTCTGCATCTTTCCATTTTGTGTTGAATACTTGTTTCTGAATTGCAAACAATAATAATCTTGCGGCAACAAACTGATAATTTGGTGATTCTAAACTGATTAGATCACTTGCACTTTTTACCAATATCTTTTGTATTTCTTTTGTTGTTATACCATCGAAGAATTGTAGTCCAGAGTTCATTTCTACTAAAGACTCTGATACACCTGTAACTCCTCTACAGGCCTTCTCTACCATTTTATGTATTTTTTCTAGATCAATTTCTACTTTTGATCCGTCAGACTTGACGACTAATAATGCTGAATTCATACCCTCTTGTACTCCGTTAATTTAAGTTTTGCTGAGAGACCAAACGTTGTACAGTCATTAATAATTTCAATTAACTCTAATTCAGATATACCACTCTGAATCATGTCATTTATATCTTTGCAGTTCTCTACTCTTTTATCTGACCAGATGCAAACTTTATACCCAAGGTCAATCACTTCACTAATCTTTTTGATTATTTCTCTGTTTCTTGGTTCGTTGTCGTAAATAAGTATTGCATTTTCTTTATACTGATCACTTAGTTTTTTAAAATCACTTCCCGCAACTGCGATACTGTTAGGGAGGAATAAACTGTCTATGGGTCCCTCTGTAACATAGATAGTTTTTGTTTTGTCCACATTATTAGCATTAAAGATGAGTGGAACGTCATCTCGAAATCTCATGGTCAAATATCTGAGTGGTGAATCATTGATTGCACGACCAGTAAGACCAATCATTTCGCCTTCTTCAGAGAAGAAAGGCAATATTATTCTAGGGTCATTTCCTAGTTGTCTACCTTCATAGTTCTTATGAAGATGAGATAGTGAAGATGCAGTTGATACAAACCACATATCTTTCATCATGAAATCTGCTACACCTCGATCTATCAAATACTTTCTAGCAATGGCATTCTCTACTACAGGAACTGCAATTGCTTTCAAGTCTTCAGTTTTATTTAGAAGATCGAAACGTGGTGTAAACTTAAATTTGTTAGAAGATGGTAACTTTTTTTTCTTTGGTTTACGACCACTCTCAGTTAACCATTCTTTGACATATTCTTTGTGTACCATAGGGAAATTATCTTTAAGAAAATTGACACTAGATGTACTTTTACCACAATTATGACACTTATAGATCAGTGATTGATCTTTTACAAAATGGTAACCACGTGCTTTATAGAGATTCTTTTGCGAATCACCACAATAACAACACCTGTGATTTAACGTGTTGTCATTTATCCACTTGGCCTTGTCTAGATGAGACATGACCATAGATAAGTATTTCTTCTCTAACCATAGCATTGATACTATTATACTACAATATTATGATTTTTGTAAGTCTTTTTTACTAACTTTTTTGATTTGATCTTTGGGAACTTGTAGAACGTATCTATTCTCTACTACTTTTGGTTTGTCTTCTTCTACTTTACGTGCAATAAGACCTGTACTGGACACTAACAATAGGACAGCAAGTGGGTCAAATACGAAAATAAGGGCATAAATCACCCATCGAACCGCGTTGTCAAGATACTTGACACCTGCTTCTTCGCCATATATGACTTCTGCAACGTACTTTATAGGTCCAATTTTACTATCTTGTTCTAATTGTTTACGTTGTATTGGTAGTTTCTCTGCCGTATAGTCTGTAATTAGATCAATAGATGTATCAATATCTGTAGCAATCTGGGCCCTTTCGTCTCTTTGTTGTCGATTGATATAGTTTCTGTCTTGTGGACGACCCGTGGTAACGACTAGATCGAGTCCTGTGAGTCTTTCTTGTAGTCTCTTGACTTTCATCTCTTCTGCATTTATACGTGTGTCTAGAATTGATAATTCAAGATTGTTACCATCTCCTACAAGTGTTGTTTCTATATTTGCTTTAGATAGATACCCAAATATACCAAGTGATGTGATCAACATCAATACACCTACAGATAAAAGTAAATAGTATTTGAGATAGTTAAGTTTTTCCCATACAAGATGTAGATATGCCGCGGTGACTAACTTACCAACTTCTAGAGCAGTCATCATAACTATAGTTCCAATATAAGCACCAGCAAATATTGTTGCCATTCCTATGACTGAAAAGTATGCCGCGATTCCTGCAATAGTGATCGAGGTCACCAAAGCAAGATAGTTTAGAAATTTAATCATATCTAATTATATCTTTTTTTGAGCAGTTTGTATAGTCGTTTTGTGTCGTTTTTATTTTTACGTCTGTAAAGAGATTTGCTATGCATTAGGGGGTGATTAGTCTGGACTGCATCGCCAGTAGAATTTACTGGTGCATCTTCAGACATCGTATCGAACTTGATATATTCTGATAATTGATCAGCAAGTATTATGCCTGCTTTATAATCTGATGGAAAATGTAATCCTGCAATTACTCTTCCAAAAGCACAAACATCTGCCGCTTCTCTAAGTTCTGATTTAATCTCTGGGTATAGTTTACCATAATAATTTGCTACAACATATGGTTGAACTGTATGACCTGATGGATATGATGGTGTTTTGCTTGTATCTGTTTCAAACATTTTGAATTCTATACCAAGTTTCTCTGCAACTTGATATGGTCTTGGTCTATTGTAATGATTCTTGTAATGTCTAATGATTGGTCGACATTGGTCATTAATCATATCAATAGTACTTTCATCATAGTCCATCTCGTTCTCTTCTAATACTAATCTAATGTAGTATGAAGAGTCTCGATCACAATTGATATATGCTTGTTTGTCATCGTCAGTTTGACTGTTATATCTTTTGACTATTTCATTGATCTCTGCTCTAGTCTGAGTACTAGAATTCTTTGGTGGGTTTGGTAATACGATGTTCTGCCACCCATCATTAAAGATTTTAAGTTTCTTATATTTTGCTTTCTTTAATTGATCTTGTGGTGAAAATACCAGTGTATCGATCTGTACTAGTTCTTCAATAAACATCTTCGGCCGTGAATAATACTGTCTCTGATAGTATATTGCCTTGATATATTGTTATACCATATGCAATACTATGTTCTTTAACATCAGTGATCTGTGTTTTCTCTGGATAGATTTTGATCTCGCCTGTCTCTGTAAAGTTTTGCTTGATCTGTCTACGTAAATTATATGGTCTGTCTTGGTATAATTTGCCAACATCAACTGCCTCTGAAATCATTTCTGCATTCATGATGTTTTGTTCTTTTAAAAACTTATAGAACTTTTCATATAACTCATCGGCCTGATCTGCTGGTAGGTTAGTTTCCTCTTTCAGAAGCAATAATGCCACTGCATAAGAGGCAAAAGCAGTCTTGCCAAATGGTACTTTTTCTATGAGTTTTTTGAGATTGAATACTAGTCTATGTAGAGGTGTAAGTGATGCTTTTTCTTTTGCAGTAACTGGGTTGTTATCTACTTCAAGTCCATCTTCATTTTTGATTTTCTTGATACGATTACCACGTTTGTCAATGAAACCAAACTTATACGCCTGTTGTTTCTCAAAAGGTGTTGTTAACATCTTGAGAATACGAAATACAATTAAACTATCTATTACTCTTCCGACCATAATACTATTTATGTTTATAAATCACGTAGTCGTTGGACAAGTTCTTTATCTATCTTAATTTGGGGTTTCCATTTCTCATCTACATATCCCAAATATAATAATAAAGTCTTGATAGATGACCAATGCTCTTCTTCTTTGATCTTAAAATCTAGCATTCTCATACAAGCATCGAATCCAAATACATTGAATAAACAAATTGTATGATTTAACATTAGTCTTTCTCGAAGTTCTCCGAGATCGTGGTAACGATGTAGTAATCGTTTTAGATATCTAAATCTGCGTAAGTCTTCTTTGAAGTCTTCAATGTCCTCACACTGAGGATCATCATAATGCTTCATTGCAAATGCAGAAAAGTTCTTTGGTGTTAGTTTGTCAAATAGACCCATAATATATTAGTATTTAGAATGCCCGAAGGCAGTACATAGAGATTACTCTATGTACTAAACAATCTGTCCGTAGACTTTGAATGTTCCTGTTTCTAGTTGCTCGTATCTTACTCTTAAGTTTACGAGTCTTTCGTCTTTATCGAGTTCATCGATTGGTGTATCTACTGATTTACCAATGATCTCTCCATGTGAGAATGCTACTTCGAACTCACCATTTCCAGAAAATTCATCTCCTGAACTTTCATTTCTTGGGTCATCAGAAGGTACGTTTTTTCTCATTAATCCTAATTGACCAAGTTTTGCTTCCATTTGAGCAACTGCGGCCTTTGGATTTAAAAATTCAGAAACAGCAACGTGTCCTAAAACTGCGTTTACGGCATTCTTAACATCATTGTCATTCAAGTCATAAGGCATTTTATTACTTGAAAGACCTGCTGTGTTCATGATTCCGTGTTCTGTAATGTATTCTTTAAATGATTTCATAATTTCTCCTAAGTAGTAATTGCTACTCCAACTCCTAAAACTTCAGCACTTGCCGCGAATATGTCGTCAGATGCATTCTTTTCTACAAATTCAGTTTTACCAGCAGACAATGTAAATGTCCCGATCAAACTGTGTGATGAGTTTTCTATCGAAACTAATCTATTCGTTGAACCTGAATTACAAAGTCGTACAACTGTAGCATTACCGAAGTTGCTTCCGTTAGTTGTACTTGTTCCGCATGCGGCCTCTGATCCTAATACTTTAGTTTTCATACTATATCCCTACTTATGCTACAACTGTAACAGTTCCAGCGGCAGTTCCAATTCCTGCACTAGAAGTAATTGTAGATGCAGTATTTGTACCTTTATCTTTAATTGTACCACTGTTTAGTGCTAGTGGGTTTGCCCCGAAACTTAATACATCGTCAGCATTTGTGGCGGCATTTGCTGCCCCAATTACTAGACTGAATACTAATTCATTACTACCTGTACCTGATGCGTAAGATAGTACGTGTGGACCTCTACCTGAACCAGTTCCTTGGTTACCATTTGTTACTGATAACTGAGGGGTTCCTGTAACGTCTACGTTTTCGTTGAATATTACTTTAGCAGATAATGTTCCACCTGCTGATTTATCGAATGCAGATGATATCCAGTCAATTTCTGTGATGTCTGCCGCTCCTATTCCTACAGATAATGAACCACCAGTTGCAACTAGAACTTCTTCTAAATTTCTAGAACCAACTGCTTTCTTTAGTACCCAACCTTCTGGTTTTGCGATACAATTTTTCTTATCAGCAGTGTTTAGGTATTTTGGTTTAGATTCGTCTGAATCTGATACTCCCCATAATGCCATGATTTTCTCCTCTCTTATTTATTTGACTACTTTTAATATAGTCTTAAATGCTTTATCAAAAGACTTTTTGTCTTTTTGTAATAGTTGTAAGTATTTAGCACGAATCGGACCTTTAAGTGTCATTAAAGCATCATAAACTTTAACGGCATCATCTCTTTTGATCTTCTGATTTTTCATATCATCAGTTCTTACTTCACCGTCTTTCGTGTAATCCTTGAATTTTGCCAGTTGCACTAATATATTTGCATCTGGTCTATTTTGGGTACCTCTTGCCTTACTTGCGAAAGCATCAAGTGCCCTTTGGTAAACTTCATCTTCAGATGCTTCACCATATTTTCCACCCGCCATTGTTGAAATTTTATCAATTTTGGCCTTCAAATCTTTTTCGTTTTTAGCACCCGAAACTGCACGTGCTATCTTTTTGTTACCTGCATCAGACATCATTCCAAAATCAGCAATCTTTTCCATAACTGCGTTGACTTTGGCCGCGTTCTTTTTGATGTACCCTAATTTGAGTAACTTATTTTTAAATGCTTTTGTTCTTGCATCAGCAGTTAAAATCTTTTCTATTTGTGTCTTTGTTGGTTCTTGCATATTATTTTTCGTCAAAATGTTTGATTGTTGAAGGGTCACCGTATGATGATTTACCTCTTACAACTGAGTCAAAGTCTCTGAGTTTCTTCTTAGTTCCACTCACAACGATTACTGTATCGTCTCTACCTTTATTACTATTATACTTTAAACCCATCATTTTTGCAGACTTTTTAAATTTATCTTCTTCAGGTTTCTGCATCTTCTTAACTCTGTAAGTAATCATCTCTTCTGTCATTAATTTTTCCCAAAGATTTGTTTCTTCTTTTGTTAATAACATTTGTGTATTAAGAGTTCCGATCATTGTTAGTATTGCATCTCTGGCATCAAGAACTTTTTTGTAAGATGCATTATGCTTTGTATCCTTAAGTGTCTTGTCGCCCATTGATGAAACTTTTTGATATGCTTTTAAAACTGATTGCATATCTTTAGAAATCTTTTTCATTGCATCGACTTCTTGTTTCTTAGTTTCATTAAGTTTCATAGTTCTGTAATCGTCCATGATAGTACTATTCTTTAATAGTTTCTTTGCCGCCACTCTATCATGATAAACAAATTTGTGAACTTTTCTATCTTGGTCATCTTGAACAGAATAACCTTTATTATCTAATTTGATAACTTTACCTTGTCTCTTACTACCAGTGCTATCGTAATAATCTACTTCTCTACCAACTTTGATTGATTTTTTAGTTTCTGCACCCATACCTTTACGTGCAAGTACTCTATAGTTTTCTTTGATTTTGCCTTTAACTAGATCGTCAAGATTGCTATCTAACCAATCAATGAATTCGTCTTCATCGTCTCCACGAATCTCACCATTGGAACTTGCCCAATTACTAAGTTCGTCTTCTGCTTTACGAGATAGTTCTAAGTTACCACTTTTTTGTGCTTTCTGAAGTTCTCTTTTGTGCTTACGAACTATGTCTTGAATCTTTCTACCTTCTGATACTGATTCTCTTTTAGGTGCAGGGTTCTTTTTTCTCATGTCAACGATTGCAGTCCAGAGTTCTTCTCTAGTCATTGTATCGCCTGAACCTGCATCTTTGAATTGCATTGCGAAATACTTTTCCATTCTAGCAAAGATTTCATCTTCATCTAAAAATGATGTGATATATTTTCTAAGTTCTCTGTTTGCTTTTGCGTTGTATTGTGCGTTGACTCTTGCTTTTTTATTGATAAATGCAAAGTAATAATCACCATCATAGATAGGGTAACTTAGAGATAACCATGAATTCTTTAATGCACTATTATTAACATAATGAGTGTCTTTATCGTTCTTCTCTATCCACTCTTGTTCTTTTTTATCTATGCCGACCTTCTTTGCAAAGACTTTAATTGGCATCTCTTTTGACATCTTTGCCATGTTTTTACCTCGGCATTCCTTTTGCTACTCTACTTTTTCGCATCTTCTTCATGATGCCTCTTTCAATGTTCTCATCGATTGGTGCATATTTTTCACCATCTTCCCACATTTGTCTGTAAGCATCTTCAACTCTCATTTGTGATGGAGTCTTTGCTTTCTTTCTATAGTCTCTCATACCTTTTGGCATTCTTTCGCCTTCAAAACCTTTATGAGGGTGTTGTGAGAAACCAGTTGCTTTCCATTTATTCTTTGGTGCTTTATCAACATTATTCATATTTGATTCTGATAATGCTTTTTGTAAATCTTTAAGATTCTTAACTTTTGAATCAACACCTAGATTCATTACTGCAAATTTGATAAGTTTAGCATCTGGTCCAGTCATAGTAACTTTATCACCATCATGACTGCCAGAACCTACTTTCTTAACTTTGATTCCTAATTTCTTTGGATCTTGTCCACCACCTCTATGACCTACATAGTCATCGACTGTTATAGTACCTTCAGACATTGCATCTTTTTCTCTTGCCTGTTTTGCTTTCAACTTTTCCATATCTTGAGTATGTTTAAGATTGAGTTTTGCTTTTGCTTCAGGATCTTCTTTTACTTCTTCTTTTTCTTTCTTAGAGATTGCAATTGCGGCCTGTTGTGCGGCATTTTTTGCTTCTTGTACTTCTTCATTTGCATATTGTAATGCATTCTGTACTTCTTTTGATTTTAGAATTTTACTTCCGTAGAACTTTTTGATTTCTTGTCTTGCAATAGTATCTGCACCACCAAGATCAAGTGCAACTTCTACTGCTTTTTTGATTTGAGCATCACCAACTTTATTTCGTCTAAAGTATGTCGACATCTCACGACCAGTAAGTTTTTGCTTTCCGTATGGGCCAAGGGGATTGACCTTTCCGTTTTTGTCTAAAACATTCTTTGCTTCTTGAAATAAGTTCATGTTACTTACCTGCGTTTTTCTTTAAAAAGTTATCTATCTCTGCTTTTTTCTGTTTAAACTCTTTAGAACCGTGTTTGAATTTCATCATGTCATTCATCATATCGATCATTTTCATAGTACGTGGTTCTAATTTAGATGCTTGTAATTCTGATAGATCAAAGAATTCTTTAACGTCTTTCTTTTCGTCTTCTTTTTCTTTGTCTAGTTCTTTGATCTCTTTCTTTTTGTTGTCATGTTCCATATCTTCAACTTCTTTGACTTGATATGTTTCACCACCAACTTCGAATTCTTTATCGCCATTTTTCTTGGCGGCATTTAATGCCATGGTAAACTTGTTACCTTCTTTCTTCATTGATTTTGCTATTGCATCTCTACGTTTTGCAAGATATTCATCAGAATCATCAACATCGCCATCGTTGTCAACGTCTGAATCTCTCTTACCAACTGGATCTAGTTTCTTGCCTTCGAGCATTGCCATAGAATCCTCGATAAGTTTTTTTGTTAGTTCGTCTATCATTACTTCAATTCCCCTTTCTCAAAGTATTCGAATAATTTACCCTTTCCTTCGTTTGTTAATCTTAATGATTTTGCTAGTCTGCCTAGCATGTTTCTTTCTGCGAGTTTTTCTATTGATAAATTTTCTTCTTTTTCTTCAGGTATTGGTTTAACACCTTGGTCTTTGAACATCTTCATCAATTGTTTGTTTGTTGCAAGTTTTATTTTACTATCTTTGCCTAGTGCTTTTACAGTATTCATGAATCCTTTAGGATTTTGTTTCTGCATATTCTGAACGACTTTAACACCAGTCATGTTTAGCATCTTAGCAACACCGTAACCGGCATCTTTGTCCCCGCCTAAATTGAATAGTTTATCAATCATTGCTCCCGCAGATGCTTCCAGAAGAGTGTCTTCTTCTAGTACTTCGTCAAACTCATTATTTAATAATTCTTCAATCTCTTCAACGACTGCATCATCGTTAGATTGCACAATCTCTTCTACTGTTTCTTCTACAGTTTCTTTAGGTTTGTCCTCTTTTATGAACGAACGTACCTGTGATAGAGATTCTTGCCAACTTTCTTTTTTAGTACTCATAGTAGTTATTTATAATTCTTTAATTCTAATTACCAGGTCTGAATTGCCTTTTATTAGTCTGTGATATATTCCCTTATGTATATAGACATCTGTTCCTGGTAGTAATTCTTCTGGAAGTTTATCATCTTTCTGCAACTTCCACCCATTGCCACTCAAAATGTGCACTTGACGAGACTTTGTATCTCTGTGCCACACTAGTTCTGTGCTACCTACGTCTATAGAGAATGTACGATAGATGTATGTAACACCAGTACCATGCTGTTTTTCTATAGTCTCAGTATACGGTTTTGGTGTAATCACTTAATTACGCCTAAAGTCCAATTCTCTGCTACACTTTCTGCATAACTAATAGATTTATCATGAACTTGTCGTGTTTCGACTAGTGTTTCGCCTTGATACAAATCAACTTCGTACCCGTATGCGGTTAGATTAACGTTTGCTGTTCTTCCTGAACCCATGTATTCACTCAATTTTTCCATAATTTACTCCTTATCTTACCAGAAAAAAGAACCACCACCAGATAGTCCTAATTGTTTTGCATAATAAGGGAGTCTGCATGACCAATATCCTGGTTTAGTTTTATCGTTTGCTGTATCACAATTATGTCGAGCAACATATGATGCTCTATTTTTTGTGTCGTCAAACTTAACACTTAAACCACTTGTATCGCCAAATGACACCTTCTTAATACTGTCTCCATCTTTTACAAAGACGTAAAACTTCTTAGGTCCACCTCGTTTTGGTTTGTTTAATTCTTTCTTTTCTTCTTCTGATACGATCATCATTGGACAGTCTAATGGTACGAGTTCATTTTCATATACCTCGTACTCTCCTAAGTCTGTCTCTAAAATGTTTTTATCTACTTCAGTAAGTCTGTATTTACCTTCTAATTGTAGTCTTCGTGCTTCTTTGATGATTTCAAAGTACATCATCGATCCTAATCTGAACGGATTATCTAAGAGATTAGTTCTACTTTCTTGCATCTCTGCAAGTGTTTCATCGATTGCTACTTCTTTGAATGTTTTCATCTTAACTTACTTTGGCCGCTAAATCCTTGTCTGCTCCACCCCAGGTGCCTTTTGACTTTGTTACAAAAGAGTTTACTCTTGCCAATCCCCACTGTTGTGGATTAGTTCCTGGTCTATGTCCTGTTCTCCAAGCGGCAACACCTCTCTTATATACTTGTTTTAGTATACCAAGTGGCATTCCTGTTTTGTCTGCTTTAGTTTGAAGTGCTTTATCGTTCTCTTCTAAGTCTATCTCTTCTGGCATTTCTTCTACTGCTTCTTTAAGATGTACATCAAACTCTTCGTTATAAGGGAATCCCTTAAGTGGATTATCAAATACTTGAGAGAAATGTTTCTTACTATTCTCTTTCTTAGTATCGTTATGATTTTTGATATGTTTTTCTACTGCTTGACCTGGTGTATCTGCTTTGTAAGATGAGCAAATCTCTTCTGTACCTATTTCGTGTACACCATTATCTGTTTTATTTCCGTTCATTTTTTCTCCTTAGAATCTAGATAAGCGGCAATTGCCATCTTTCTTATTTTCTTTGCTGACTTATTTTTAAATTGAGGGGCATCAGACTTTTTGAAATCATCTATGTAATCTCCTGCATCTGAGTCTTTGTCTAAATCTTCACCTCTTGCACGTTTGAAATCTCCTGGTTTTGGTGCTCCCTTCTCACCAGGTTTTCTCATTTTCTCTCCACGTTTTCTCTTATTGTGTATATTTTTCCAAAGAGATTCGTCCAGATCTGGCATTGTATCTTCGTCTTCTTCTTGAAAATGAAGTCCTGTACTTCCTTCACCAAATTTCAAGAACAGTTTGTTTTTCTCTTGACTTTTATTAGTAACTTTATATCCCATCATACTACCAATATCATTCATCAATTTGATTCCTGATTCTTCACTCTTCTGATATCTTTTACCAACTTCTTTTTTGAGTTGATTTGTCATTACATCAAGAATAGTTCTAAAGTTTGCTACTAGTTTTCCTTCTGCTATATTTTCTTTTGCTACTAACTTCCAACCTTGTCTTTTCATTTTATCAGCAGTTTTTCCATCAACTTTACGAGTAAACTTACCCTTCTTCATGATGTACTCTTCTTTGCCTTCGCCAAACATTTTGTCGAACTTCTTAGTATGCTTTGATGGTTTAGTTTTTGCATTCGCATCACCAGGTGCTGGTTTGTATGCCGCTGGATTATCATCGTCCATTTTTGCACCCTTTTTAAAATGTGCATCTCTTTTGTCTTTAGTAGATTTCTTCAGACCTTTATAGTACACGTCAGGTTGAGTCCCTTTTTTATCTTTGATATCAGGATCTTGTTTGACTTTGTCTCTTTGCTTTTCGAGAATGTGATATATTATATGCATACTTCTATTTATGACTTTCTTGCCTGTAATTCTGCCTGTTTCCAAGCAGTTGCTTTTTTATTTCCTGGGAATGCAGTAGACCATGACATCAGTTTACCAAATAATTTTTGTGTTTTACTTTGTAATGATTTGAGATCATCATCGTTTCTTATCTCTACAAAGTCTTTACCAAAAATTCCTTGATATGATTTAACATTTTTCTGTGCGGCATCCCAATCTTGTTTAACAATTTCGGGTGGTAATTTTCTTGCTCTCTTGGCATTTCTTGCTTGAGCATTCTCTAATGATGCATTGACGTATACCATTTTATACTCATACCCTAATGCATCTAACATTTTTTTGTAACCTTTAATCTTTGTATCTTTTGCTGAAGTTGTGTCAAAAATCATACCAAGACGTCCTAGAATATAGTTGTCCATATTCTTACCAGTAATTTTCTTTGCTTTTGATCTGATAGGGTCTCTGACTACATCATCTATTTTTCTGAGATCAAGAGATAGTCCTGCTTTCTTTAGACCATTCTCAAATGCTTTGTCTGTGTTTACGATTTTCAGTCCAAGTGCTGTCAATGATAATTGATTTACAACTGTTGACTTACCACTTCCTGGACCACCTGCTAAGAATACTGCTTTAAATATACCAGGATCATATACACCTTCTGTAATTAAATCTTCGATCATATAT